TCCCTATTCTTAACTCTGGAGTTAATGATATCTTTTGCTTCTGGAATTCTAGCGTCCATAAGTATTGATCTATGACCAAGAGCACGAGGACCAACTTCACCAGATCCCTGATACCAACCAACAATGCCGCCAGAAGCAATAGTTTCTGCAACTCTAGTGATAGTTTCATCATCTGCTTCAGACTCTGGGATTTCATCATTCTGCCAGAACGGAAATCCAGTATTGTCGAATGGTTCTTGATGATAGTAAGTTCTTAAGAATTCTACTGCACCAAGAGAAAGTCCACAATCATTTGCATGTGGTGGAATCATTAACTTCTGACCTGTTGCAACTATCTTACCATTAAAGACACAGTTCTGAGCAATACCACCAGAATAACCAACAACATCATCAGTTCCATTGCCGATATACTCAGCAAACTTATCACCAGTGAGTTCATGAATTGTTCTCAACCAATTGATATCAAACTCATTATCCCACTTTCGTATCCAAGAATCATAATTCCACAGTTCCTTTACCCTAGACAAAGGAAACTTACTCATCTTGTCATAGAACTGTTTGTCAACCAGACCATAAGCAGCAAGTCCCATGACTTTACCTGCAAGATCTAACCCGTGACTGTCATCGTATCGTAAACCAAGAGTCTTACCAACCCCTGCCATGCGTACACCAACAGAACCAGATACCTCCACATCAAAAGAAACTTCTAGTTTATTTCCTAAGAATAATGAATGAGATTTTTCATCATTACCAAATCCATCAAACACATAATTGGTATAAGGAACTTCACCAATTGGCCAAATGCTAAGAGCATGTGCATAGTGATGATCGAGAACAAAAGTCTTACATGGAAATCCAATATCGACTTCTCTATATAACTCACCAGGAGCAAAGTTTACTTTGTCGGTAATCAAACAAATGGCATCCAGTTCATTAACATGGATGCCCCAATCTGCCAGAACGTCCCCCCACTGCCAATTGTTATCATATCCATGATGCTTGACACCGAACAAACGTTCTGTTGCACAGTATTTTACTTTTTTCCCATCAGTAAAAGTGATATTGGAGTCGTGGTCCTCAATCCTCAATCCCAAAAATTTCATAATCAATCACATTGTTTGCAGTTAGGA